GAGGCAATTTGTGTGATTTCAGGTTTCTGTTCTGACTCACCATAAGATACAATCACTCGTCCTGTATTCTCGGCACCAGCATAGCGGTTCTCTATGTTTTGAAGGTTTTGGTTTTGTTCCAATTGTGAATCAGGAGCGGGAACATTAAAGTGTACCCAAAGTGAAGGGTTCAATCCGTTTTGGATATGAGAAAGATTATATACAGTAATCTCGTGGTTTAATCTAACATCATTTATAACACTTAACCAATCAGGAACTCCATAGTAGTCATAACCACTTTGATAGTTTTTGATGTGAACGATTTGTCTATCTGTAAAGTTCAATGGGTCAAACTCTGAGAACTCCACCATTCCTGACTTCCTCCAATTCAACCAATCCCTACAATAAAGGTATTTGGTGACCTCTCCACCCATTTCTTCAGGTTTATGTAATCTGATATACCTTGAAGGGATTATATACATACCAGCGAGTCCCTGTGACCTGTCTTGTTTCCAAACAACTTCCAAGAAGACATTACCTGTTGTAATAAACTCGTAATATAATTTTTTGGATATATCGTTAATAGATTCTTTTGAGTTAATCTTATAGTCATTCACATACCCCATACCAACGCAGTTATCTACTTTTGAACGAACACAAGCGTTTTGGATAGGTGAAGCATCGTTTAACAAGTATAACTCATTAACAAACTGATTATCCATACCCCAACTGATGAAGGGGTGATTCTTGCTTATACCCTCACTAAAAGATGATAGGGTTGCTTTATTAAACTTTAAATTATCTATTTTAATCATTATCCGTTGTATACTTTAAATATATCTGTGTTTCCTGTATATGATACAATTTCATTTTCAGGAGAACCTGAGAAGTTTACCGTCGCAGTACCTTCATACACGACATCATAGGACAACATAGGGTTTAGGTTCGTATCAGAACATTGTTCGTATATTTTTACGAAGTATTGTCCAGGTATTAAATGTAGGTTCACATCAGTAATTCCTGAATAGATAAATACCTCAGGTTGAGTATCTATTACATTTATGTTAAACAGGTCATAAGAAGGTGCGTAATCAACCACAGGGAGAACTCTATAGGGTAAGAACTTCCACGATTGTTTTGTTAACTTGTGAGTCATGGACCACAAATAGGATACGGAACCCGTCAAGGTCTTATTCCTTGAACAAGTCGCAACCACCTGATTAAATATTCCTGATTGTATTTGAACCATTATTTGTTTTGTTTTTTTGTTTATTACGACATATTCAACGAACGGGATATTTCCCACATATCATTACCTGCCCATGCGGACATTTTAATAATTGAACGAGTACCTGATATTAAACTTGGTGCTCCTGCTCCATTACCCCATCTCCACTGAACTGAACCACTACCATCAAAAGTAATCGTAGAACCTGCCGCAAGATATATTAGTATTGTTAGTTCAGGAGTCCCTAACGCTGATGGTACAGGACTTATCACTAAATTATAAGTTCCAACAGAGGTTGTATCTATAATAACATGAGACATATTAAAAACATCTATAAAACAATCTCCAGGAGTATTAAAGGTTGTTGCTTCATAAGTCACATTCCCTAATACTTCTAATTTATTAACAATAGTGGTATTTTGACCTGAAGTAAGTGTTCTACCTGATACACCTAAAACAACACAATTAGTTGAGTTTGTAATATCCGTATTCTCACAACCAACCATACTAACATTACTTGTTGAATAAACATTTCCTATATTTTGAGTTGTATTTGTAGAAGATATAATTGAAGAATTATTACCCTTGTATATCGTATTATCTTTACCACTAACTATCGTATTATTTGTTGAATTACTCGTTATAGTATTTCCCGAACCATTAAAGATATTATTAAATGGGTAATCATCACCTGTTGTAGTTATACTATTTTGTAATCCTCCTAATATAACTGCGTTTCTTGATGTTAAAGTATTGAACTCTCCAGCAATATTAGCAGAATAAGTCCCGTTAAGTGTTGTGCGGTAGCCCATAGCGATAGCTCCACCACCTATACTATCTGTTTCCCAACCTATCGCAATTCCACCACCACTACTTGTTGTTGCTTGTTTTCCAATAGATATTGAACCTTCACCATACGCTCTTGACTGAAAGTTTAATGCGGTTGTGTAGTTATTAAAAACCGCAGCATCTGTTCCAATTGAGATTCCTTCTTGACCCTGACAATTAGCGTCAAGACCAAGAGATACTCCTTGTTGAACACATTGGGCACGAGTTCCTATTGAAATATAATCATTTCTCCCAAAATCTCTATTCACATTATACGCCAAATAACCTATTGCGATTGAACGAGGACTTGTCGCTTCAGCACCATTACCTATGGCTATGGAGTTTTCAGTTGATGCTGTTGTCCCTAAATCACCAAAATAGGTGTTTGATTGAATGGTATTTGGACCATCACCTTGAGTTAGTCCTTGAAATTGGTTTAATTGTATTTTAGTTGTTTCTGTTTCACCACTATTGTTATTTACAAAATATAAGTCGGGGTTTGTTAAACCCGAATATTGTGGTAATGCTGATATTTTAATATTTGCCATATTAGTTAGTTTTAAGTATATTCTATATTTATGTCGTCTGAGTTTTCTGTTTGTAAAAAGTCAGAGTTTTCTGTTAATAATTTATGTTGAGGTTCAGGTGTCGGTGTTGGTGTTGGTGTCCCCGTAGGAGTTGTAGTTGGCGTTACATCAGGAGTTCCCGTAGGTGTATTTGTAGGAGTCCCTGTAGGAGTTGTAGTTGGTGTTACATCAGGAGTTCCCGTAGGTGTATTTGTAGGAGTCCCTGTGTTAGTCGGGGTAGGAGTCGGTGTAACAGGAGTGCTTGTAGGTGTAGGTGTTACACTTGGAGTTGGTGTAGGTGTAGGAGGGAATAACGACTCATAACTCACGATAATATCATCTAAGGCTCGTTGTTCCCCTAAATAATAACTAAACTTTTTTCTATGAAATACTTGTCTTGGCATTTATTAAGGTCTCTACTTTTTTGATATACTCATTTATGTCTACATCACAGGTCGTTGGAAATGTATATTCCTTCAACCTTGATATTCTTTTATTGTCTTTATGATAAATTACATTGAGGGTTAAAACACAAGTCATTAGATTGAGTTTTACACTTTCAATGTCGTATTCATCAAATGCTATTCCTTCAACTAGATACATTAAAATGTTAATCTTAAATAACCTCTAGCACCTGTTCCTCCACCTGAGTTTATAGAACTATTAGTTCTTCCACCTGAAGCACCACCTGATGTTGTTGAACCATTAACACCATTAGATACAGTACCAATAATACCTGTACCTCCATCTCCTCCTTCAGGATTTCCTGTACCTCCTGTTCCAAGAGTAGAATTAACAGCATCACCTCCAATACTTGAAGTACCTGCTCCTCCTCCACCAGCACCTGAACCTGAATTATAACCTAATGATGTTCCACCGTTACCACCACGATATAATACATCACCAATTGATGTTGATGTAGAACCTACACCTCCTGCTCCAACAGATAAATTACCATTTGAGTTACTACCTCCTTGACCTCCTTGAGCATATATTGTTGATACATCTGAAAACCAAGTTGGTGAACCGTCATTACCGCTAAGACAATTAGCACTAGTTCCACCAACACCACCAATTCCAACAGTAACTGTGTAGTTATTTCCTGGTGTAACACTAATAACTTTTTTGGCGTATGAACCACCTGCTCCACCTCCACCAGCGGAACCATTACCACAAGAAGAACCACCACCGCCTCCACCACCCCAAGCTTCAACAATAACTGAGGTAATACCTTCAGGTGCTGTCCATGAACTTGATAATGTGAAATTAACGATAGTTGGTTCAGGTGTAGAACTTGGTGTCGGTGTAGGTGTACTTGTTTGAGTTGGTGTTGGTGTCTGTGTTGATGTTTGAGTTGGAGTTGGTGAAGGTGTAATATCAGGTACAACTGTTTCACGGGGAACATTCATAACTGCTTGCCACACATTTCCCTTGAATTGTTTTTCACCCAAAGGTTTCATCAAATCTTCAATTGACTGATTTATTGGTACCTTCCTATTCGGTGTACCTGGTCTCCATTTTTTGCCACCCCAATTTATCATATATCTTTTTGTATTTTTTTGGCTTTAAAAAAAGGGGAGTTTTATGCTCCCCCTTTGTTTTATTGTTTGAGATTATCCAAAAGTAAAACCTCCCGCAGTAAATACAGCTGCGATTGTAGTTGTTACTTCAACTTCTCTGATTGATGTAGGTTCTCCACCTGAAATTGTAAGAGCTGATGCTCCATTAAGGTCTGTATAAGCCATACCAGTTTGTACTGATGATGCTGATACGATACCTCCGTTGTCCAAGAACACTAACCAATAACGGTTGTTGTTGTCTTCAACTAATGCGTACACTTCATTTTGGGATACCAAATCAACTACAACATCTCGTAGTTGAGTATCAAGTTTAGGTAAGTTCAATACCAACTCTGGTTGGAATGTAACCGATTGAGAAGTAGTATTTACCCCCAAGTTTTCTGTTAGTGAAGCAGATTGTTTAGGTAATTGGAACTCAAACCAAGTTCCTGTACCACCGATAGC